TAGCTACATGAGCAATAAGATTAAACAGGAGGAGGCACCCTTGAGTTACAAAGAGTACCTAAACAAGTACAAAGAATTACTGGAGGATGGATACAGTGATAGATCCTAAGATTAAAGCCATGAAGCGCCTGTACAACGCTGAGATAGACGTATACAAGGCAGAGGTGCAGAACTACCTAGACAATCCTGTGGGCGTAGGTGAGCATGGTAACTTGATTGAGACTATGGACACCTTGGTTGCTAAGATTGCTGAAGCAGAAGACAAGCTGATTGTATTGGAGACACATTTTAATGAGTAACGTAATTAACCTAATGCCTACACAAGCTACTGCTGATGAAGTACTAGAGGACTGCAAGGGAGACTTTGAGCATGTACTGGTAATTGGCTGGACTCCAGAGGAGCAGCTAACAGCTAAGGCTACAACGTCTATGGACTTACGTGAGACTATCTACCTACTGGAGGTATTCAAACATGCAGTCATCACAGCGGGGCATGAGATAGATGAGTGATGATCTACCTAAGATAGTTGTTAAGGAAGTCACAGAGCATGAGGATGGTTCTGCTAACATGGAACTAGACTTAGACTCTAAAGCAGTGCAGCTACTACTTGACATAGGTTTGACTAGACTGCTTGAAGAACACTTGGAGAACAACAAAGATGAGCGATGAACTTATACACCTGATTAGCGTATGGTCTATGCAGCGAGGTATAATCAACAACAGTACACCCTTGGCACAGTTTGCTAAACTTGTGTCAGAGGTAGGTGAGCTAGGGGACAACGTAGCCAAGGAGCGTGATGTTACTGATGACATTGGTGACTGCTTGGTGGTACTAAACAACCTAGCCATTATGAATGATACGACCCTTGAGGAATGCCTGAAGGTAGCGTACAATGATATTAAAGACAGGAAGGGGCACATGAATACACATGGTGTCTTTATCAAAGAAGGAGATGCAGCTTGAGCCTATTAGATACTAGAGATTACTACAAACCATTTGACCATCCTTGGATGTTTGACTACTACTCACAACAGAACCAGATGCACTGGTTTCCAGAGGATGTACCTCTGCACAATGACGTTAAAGATTGGCAGACAATGACTGATGAAGAGAAGAACCTACTGACTCAGATCTTCCGTCTGTTTACACAGTCTGATGTAGACGTAGGTGCTGGGTACGTTGACCGTTACATGCGTATCTTCAAGAAGCCTGAAGCACGTATGATGATGTCTAGCTTTGCTAACATGGAGTCCATACACCAGCACGCCTACAGCCTACTACTGGACACCGTAGGGATGCCAGAGGTGGAGTATAAGGCGTTCTCAGAGTATGAGGCTATGGCAGACAAGCATGAGTACATCAACGCTGTGAAGGTCACTAAGGGCGACAAGAAGTCCATTGCTAAGGCACTGGCTATCTACTCAGGTTTTACTGAAGGCTTGCAACTCTTTAGTAGCTTCATCATCCTGTTGAACTTCCCAAGGTTTGGCAAGATGAAGGGTATGGGACAGATCATTACGTACAGTATACGTGATGAGTCCATGCACGTAGAGGCAATGACAAAGCTATTCAGGGAGTTTATTCAGGAGAACATAGACTTGTGGACTGATGACTTCAAGGCTGAGATCTATCAGGCATGTCGTGAGATGGTTGACCTAGAGGATAGGTTCTTGGACTTGGTGTTTGAGCAAGGTGACATACCGGGTTTAACCAAGAAGGAGATGCAACAGTACATCAGGTACATTGCTGACCGTAGACTGCTACAGTTGGGACTCAAGACTAACTACAATGTCAAAGAGAACCCACTAAACTGGCTTGATGATGTACTGGGTGTAGAGCATCAGAACTTCTTTGAAGGCAGAGCTACTACCTACATGAAGGCTGGACTACGTGGGGATGTAGGGAAGGTTAAGTTTGCTAATGTAGCTTGACAGGAAGACTTGGGGGCGCAATGCCCCCTTTGTCTCTACTGTCCTGTTAACATTCCTGCCTGTCTTTGTTGCCTAGAACCTTGACCTCCCATAGGAACATTACGCACCACAGGCTCCTCAGTTACTTCTGGAGCTTTCTCTGTTTCCTGCCCTACATCTACACCAGCCGTAAGTAAGTACGCCCTAACTTGATTAGCAGAAGCTTCAGGAGTCTTAGCTTTAGTTTGTATTTTTAGTAACCCTATGAGTACATCAGGGTCTAACAGAGCTTGTTCTATTAGTCTTTGAGACTGTGTGCGGGTTAACTTGTTTAGAACATCCCTAGCAGCTTTAGAAGACCTGTTAGCTACTGCTAATGCGCCAGCGCCTGAAGTAAACTTAGATGTCATATTAAGAGCTAACATAGAAGCTAAACCTTCCATAAGTGGACTAGCAGCTAATTCAGCAGCCTCTTTATCAGTAAATCCTTCAGTAGGGTCTTTGAAAGAAATTTCAGCTATCCTATCTAACCTACGTAAAGACGCTTGCTGTGCAGGTGTCAATACTTCTTCAAACAGTTTCTTGAAACCTAAGTCTGTTTCTATAACAAAATCTAAAGACTTGAAACCGTCAGCCCAGTCTGAGGCTGTGCGCGTTCTAAGTTTATTTAGAAACTCATCTAACACTACTGCTTGTAAGCCTTGCTCTACGCCGTCTACTTTAACAACTTGATTAAGTCTGCGTATATCATCCCTAGTCATTCCGCTTATAGTAGGGTAAATGTTTTCAGGGTCAGCGTTAAGTAAAGCAGCTACTGAAGTTACCTGCCTGTCTCTTAGAGAAGCTACTCTGCCTTCTTTACTGGCTATGTCTTGAGCTACAGTTTCAATAGCGTCAGAAACAGTTCTAAGTTCTGTGCTTAGACCCGGAAACTGCCTTAACATAGGCCCATAACTTTTGAAGAAAGACTCTTTACGTGGAGACCCATAAAACTTGTCTCTTAGAGCTTCCATAGTTAGCTTTGCTGTAGCTGGTGCAGCAGGTAACTCAACTCCTGTAGGTGTTTCTCCTGTAGCTAAACGCTGTACTCTTTGAGCTTCTGCCGCACCTTTACCACCTTTTTTAACTAGAGTTTCTAAGGCTGCTTCAGGAGCTAATCTAGCCTCTTGGTCTACGTTAACTTGCAGTAATCTACCAATAGTGCCTTTGTTAAAGTTATCTCTTATAGACCTAGTGTATGCAGAAGCAGCCCTGTAAGCATCTTTACTTCCTGCCCTGTCAATAAACTTAGCTATTTCTTTCTCTACTTCACTTAACAGTCTAAGTGTGTTGCCTTCTCCTGCTGCTCTAGCTTTTCTCATCTCCTGTAGAACAGAGCTTCTATAGCCACTTAGGAAACCAAAGTCATTCCTTAGTTGTACAGTTTTACCATCTACCTTCTTAGTGCCCATCTTAGCTCTTTGCTTGTAGATACCTGAAGGAACTTGTGCATCAGGTATAGCTTCTTTACGTGCGTTACGTTCTAATCTAAGTATAGCTGTTTTTAATGGTTGTAACTCTAAAGGTTCTTTCTTGCCAACAGCAGACCACATCTCATTCTCAGTCTTCTTAGCTGCATCATAGGCTTCCTGTGTAGCTGCTACAAACTTTAATGATTCTTCATCAGTAGCAAAGTCTCTGCCTTCTCCTTGTAACCTGTCTAGCTCATTCCTAGCTAAATCAATCTGGTCATTTAAGTCATTAACAGCACTGGTGACGTACTTGTTAGCGGAAGTAACTACATCAACACCTGTCTTTGATTTAGGTATTTCTTTCTTTAAGTTGTTAACAATAAACTGGGTGTTGTCTGCTCTACCTCTAGCAATAGCTTTGTTAACAACATTGTAGTCAGAAGATAATTCTTTTAGCGTAGATGATAAAGCAGGGTCTTCTACAAGCTGTGCAGTAGTCACTGTGCTGGGGTCAATACCAGCATCTTCTAAAATTAACCTGTTGCGCTCTATGTTAGAAATAGCTGTTTCAGGGTCAGTAGCTACTTCTTGAAGTGTCTCTGCTGTACGTCTGTAAACACCTGCTTCAGTAAGTGGCAAATAAGCATCTTCAGCTTGTTTCACAACAACTTCTTTTAGCTTATTAGCAGCGGAAGGAGTAAAGCCTCCAACTAAGGCACCTACAAGTTCTCCTCCTGCTGACTCTGGAGCTATTTCCCTAGCTACACCTGCGCCTGTTCCTGCTGATAAGCCTAGCAGACCTTCTGCTGCTGCGGGAGCTACTGGCCTACCTCCAAGCATTGTAGCGCCTGCTTTAGCTAACCTTGGCCCTACAAGAGCAGCGCCTACAGCACCTTCTGTGGCGTACTCAGCACCTTTACTTAGGATACGTTCAAAAGCAGTGTCAATCTCAGCTATAGGTGCTTCAGCAGCAGTAACAACAGGGGTACCTGTGAGCCATTCAGTAGCTAAATCAACAGCATCAGTTACATTCATCTGTGGTGGGATGTAAGAACCCCCTGCTAATGAGTTAACTCCATCAATAGCTAAATTAACTACCTCACCGGGAAGATCCAGAAGGTTAAATATACCTTTGTTAACACCTTGGGATATAGCTCCTAAAGTACCCATAGGGTCAACACGAGCCTGCTGACTTACGTTGTCTATAGCCTCTTGTTTTTTAGCTTGAGATATTTCACCACGACCTTTAGGTTTTCTTGCAGCAGGAGTCTCTGGTGTTTCTACACTACTTAGAGCATTTAGTTCTGATACAACAAATCTTATATCTTCAGAAGGAGCATTGTTTTCGTCCATTCTGAGGAGTAAGTCTTCTAACTCTTTTATCTGTGCTTGAGACATTTAAGGTTCCTGTTAATACTGTGCTTTGATACGAGCTAGTCTTTCTTCTCTTGATTCTTCAGACCTATCTTTATCTCCTCCAGAAGGTCTACCATACAGCCTTAACGATACAGCATCGTTTATTCTACCTTCTCTTATAGCGTTTAGTTCTTCCTCAGAGAAAGGTCTGGACATAACATCCGTAGCTTCAGAAACAGCTGCATCAGCCCCTTGAGATGTAAAAGCAATAGCTTCAGGTGTTAAGTCTTGTGTGCCTTCAACTTTTTGTAAAGCCCTGTCTAAAATATATTGATTAGAAGCCATCTTAATAACAAGAGCTTCTGGAGTTATAAGTTCTCTTAGTGTTGGCGTAGTTAGCTTTATCCATTCTGGTCTTTCATCTTTAGGAATAGCTGCTCCTGATAGCCCACGACCAAAAGTAGTTATAAGCACTCTTTTTTGCTGTTGAAGTTTATTTGCATCTTCAGTAGGTAAACCTGCTTCCGCTGCTACTCCTGTAGCTAAACGCTCTAAAGTTGAACCACTTAAAGTGTCAGACATAGCTGTATAAGCATTTTGAGCTACTTCTAACAAAGAACCTTTTAATGCTTCCCCTGTTTTTGCTGGAGCAGGCTCAGTAGCTTCTTTACCTACGCCTGCTTCTTCTTTAACTCCCGCTTGTCTAAGCGAAACATAATCTGTTCCGTTATGTACCCTACCGTACTTATCAGTACGTAAGGCTATCCTTTTAGTGCCTTTAGATGGGTCATCTTTATCATTATAAACTATGTAGTTTTTAATTGTAGCTTCTGCAAGGGGAACATCAAAGTTGTCTTCTAAATCCTGTACAGAGATGTCATCAAAGTCCCCGTTATCTATTTGGTTAATTAGCTTTGTTTCATCTTCTTTAGGTAAATTAAAAGTCTTAACAACAGCTATTTTACCCCTTCTAGCTGGTTTTTTACCTGCTATTTCTAATTTCTCTGCGGCCTCTCTTACTACTTTGTTTTCTGCCATCTTAGCAACAGCTTTATCTGTAAGTGCAAAGTTATCGTGTAGGTCTGAAAGCTCTGGAGCGTTATTTTTTAACCATTCTGCACTACTTGTCCTTGCTTGCGCTGCTCTTTCTTTAGTAGTATTTGCTGTCTGTAGACGTTTACCTTCAGCGGCTAAAGCAGCAGCTACTTGTAAAGACTTAGGGTCAGTAGAGTTAGCAGAAATAATTTGGGCGCGTTGCAGTAAGCCTTCAGGAGACAAAGGGTCTTTAACTAACTTTAGTTCTTGCTGTAGCTTCTCCTGTGGAGTCCTCATGTCCATCCCAAGCAAACCACCAATGTTTCTAGCAGCTTGTTGTGCAAAGGGACTCATAGGTCTACCAGCGCCTGTCATTAGCCCTGAAGTACCTTGAGTAGGTGATACCTTGTAACGCTCAAATGCGCCTATTCTATCTAAAAGTCCCATGTGTATTCCTTATGTAAACAAGTCAACAATGGCGCTGCCAATGTTACCTATACTACTAAACAAACCAGTGTTTGTAGCTTGTTGACCTGCTGCTGCTGTTTGTGCTGCTTGTTGGTTAGCTTGTGCACCTAAGAGAGTAGAGTACAAATCACGTAGGTTCTGACTACGTACAGTCTCTGCTTGCAGGATGTCCTCTAGTCCACTAATGCCTGCTTTTGACATAGTCTGTGCACCTAACTGCTGTCCTGTGCGAGCAATATCAGCAATACTAAGGGCAGGAGTAAGTGTACCTAACAACTGTTGCTCAGGCATATACTGTAAGCCCATAGCAGCCTGAATGTTGCCTAACTGTCCTGCTTGTAGTGCTTGAGGCAACCCTGCTGCTCTACCACCAAGACCAAACATGCTTTCAGCAAGACCCATCTGCTGCAACTGCTCTGCTTGTGCTTGCTCTAGTGCACCTAGAGATGCTCTGGCCTTAGCTTCTTCCTGTGCTTGTGCTAACGCTAGTTGCTCAGGAGAACCACCAAACTGTGCTGTACGTAGACCTGTACGCCCTTGTGCAGCTAGACGTTCATTTAGCGCAAGCTGTTGACGTTGTTCTTCGGGCCTTTGTGTAGCCCTAATGCGTTCATAGACATCAGCTTCCCTCTGTGCCATAGGAGCCATAGCCCCTGTTAGGAAGCCTCCTACGCCGCCTAGAGCCTGCTGTTGAATACCTGATACATCTGGTGCTACTCCACCCATACCACCTATTAAGCCCCCTGTAAGAGCTTGTAGCTGCTGTTGCTGCCCTGCTAGACTAGGATCTAGTGTAGTAGTATAACCACCTGTAGGAGTAGCCTGCACACCACCAAAGCCTGTGGATACAGTAAAGGGCTTAAAGGCCATCTCTTGTTGAGCCTGTCTACCTAATGCAGCTTGCTCTTGTGCTGACCTCTGTGCAATGTCAGTGATCTTGTTATACTCATCAATACTTAAACCAGTACCAATTAACTGACCACCTGTGCCACCAAGGAAGTCTCCTACAGCATTACCCAAGGCATCTAAGTCAGTAAGGAAGCCTCCTGAGCTTGAGCCTACGCTTGATTGTGGTTGCATCTTATATTCCTCTAAACTATTACTGTTGTTACTATCGTGGCTGCACTTGTTACTACAACAGCAACAACAAGCCAAGCAAGTTTTTCCCAGCGCAGAGCATGGGCTTCAGTAGCCTTCTTTAGTTCCCTAAGTTCAACTACTGCTTCTGCCCAACGCTCACCACATTCTTTCTCATGTTGAGCTATGCGATCTAAAGCCTGTATGGCTAAATCTTGCTGAGTCACTTGCTTTTGCTCCATCATTTATCAGCCGCTTATTCTGGTTTTGGGTACTTGTTCTTAACTGCTTGGATACGAGCCTTCCATTCATCAAAGTTATGAAACTGCTCATCTAGCTGAGAAGCCAAATCTCCATATTCTTCCAAGCGACCACGCAGCCATGCGCCAGCTTCATACTCTGCTTGTGCTGCCTCGCCATCTGCGATGCGCTGATTGTTTTCTTCTTCTGTAAGTTCGATGGTTTCGCCATCTACCAGTTTAAATACGTTAGTTCCCATTGTTTTCTCCTATGAGGTTGATAAGCCGTACACCGTAAATCTTGTTCCTGAAGGAATAGTCGCCCCGCCTGAAATATCGAATTTTACTTTGTTAATCACAGAGCTTTCTTCAATTCCAATGAAGCCCTTTCTTGTAAAGTATTGGAGGGCGCTGCTGTAATCTCTGCCGTATATTATTTTGTATTCACCGTGTTTTTGGGGAGTGCCAGTGGCGTTGTTTTCTACCGAAACAAATCCTGAAAGAGAATGGTCATAGCTTGAGCTCTTGTATAAATCAATTAAATCAATGTAGTTTGTTGTGTTGCTGCTGCCGTAGCTAGCGCCGTACCAATAATTGTTCACAGTGTTGTTACGGGTTGCTGAGCTACGCATGTTGTGCTTAACATTTGTTGAATAACTCGTTCCTCCATTAGTGGAGAAATGAACGCGCAGATATTCAGCTACACCACCCTGTGTTCGAGTATGGGGTTCCATCTTGTCGAACCTAATCTCATAGGAGTCATATCCAGACAGTGTTATCTCGACGCTGGTAGCTGCACTGCTTAGTGTTGTGCTGGAGACAACATTCCAAGCTCCGCCACCACCTGCGGCATCTACAAAAGACAGCGTACCGCTGCCATTAGTTTTGAGCAGTTGCCCATCTGTGCCATCACTTAAATTTAGCTGATCTATGCCAACGCTGTTGTTTGCTAATTTAGCTGAAGTAACACTGTTATCTCCAAGATTACTAGCAGACACAGCCCCGTCTGCAAGTACATTTGATGTTATTTTTTGTATAGCCATTTTTTATATTCCTATGAGGTTGATAGTCCGTAAAGTGTAAAGGTTCCGCTTGACAAAGATGCAAAGGGGTCATATATAGTCATCCCCGTTATTGTGCTTGTTTTATTATCGTTATTAGACCAAGTGCCAATGACAAACTGTGAACCCTGAGTGTCAGTGTCTGCATGAACATAGGCTTCGCTCTTGCATATAGATCCGTACTTTGTCCATCCTAATGAACCGTGAGCGAAACCCCACCCTGACTCTTGATTATCGTATAAAATTCTAGCTCCGTTGGTAGCACTATCCATATAAGGAGCGTCCTGATAGGAGGAGGGCTGGCTATTTCTCAAATACAATTGTTTCCCCATGTATGAGTTGCTAGTCACGGTGCCGCTACCAAAGTTCATGCGATAATAAAGGTAACCACTGGCTAAGTTAGAAAAACGAATTTCATATTCATCGTACCCAGATGGGATCGTAAAAGTGACACCTCCAGACACAGGAGTGCTCACGACTGTTGAAGAAATTTTAGTCCAACGACCACCCCCAGCGTCCTCCCAAGCAACACCAGATCCTGTTGAAGTTAATACCTGTCCATCAGTACCTTGGGCACCACCTACTTTAAAGTTAGTAGTATCTGTAGTACCAGTAACAGTTAAATCACTAGGCGTTGTTAAGGCACCAGATAGTTTTGCAGAGGTAACACTAGAGTCTGCTAGTGTAGCAGAGGTAACAGTACCGTCAGTAGGTACATTAACATTAGCATCGTCACCTACTATAGCTTCTACAGAAGTACCGTTAGGGGGTGCTGTACTAAACGTAAGCGTAGTCCCCGCTACACTATAACTAGATTTAGGCTGATAAACGCCGCCTATAAACACCAGTGTATTATTTAATGTACCGGGACTTTGAGGCAAAGTTAACGTAGTGTCGCTACCATCTCCTGTCATTGAAGCAGTAGTAAAAGAACCCGCACTAGTAGTTGCCATAGCTTCTACAGAAGCACCATTAGGAGGTGCCGTACTAAATGTTAAAGTTGTGCCTGATACACTGTAAGTAGACTTTGGTTGATACACGCCATCTATGTACACTACAGTATTATTTTCTGTTCCGGGATCAGCAGACAAAGTTAAAGTAGTGGTGCTGCCATCTCCTGTCATTGTATTAGAACTAAAGAGAACATTAGGGCTACTTGTGACTTCTACAGCAGAGCCATTAGGAGGCGCTGTGCTAAATGTTAGAGTTGTATCCGCCACACTGTAGGTAGACTTAGGCTGGTATACGCCGTCAATATAAACCTGAGTATTGTTTTCTGTTACAGGATTATAAGACAGACTTAAAGTAGTAGTGCTACCGTCCCCCGTCATCTTATCAACGCTAAACGTCGAGAAACTCCCGCCACCGCCGCCGCCACCGCTTGCTGCATATTCCCACTGTATGCCAGAGCCTGTGCTAGTCAACACCTGTCCATCTGAACCTTGAGCGCCTGCAATCGTCAGGTTAGCAGTGTTCGTTGTGCCAGAAGTAGTGATCCCTGCAAACGTAGGACTATCAGTTGTAGCCGCACCTTGGTTAAGTGCTTTGACTGATGCTTCACTGGTTAGCTCTGAGTCCATCAAAGCACCAGCAGCAGTTACATTAGCTGTATCAGTTACATCTGCACCAACTTCAATACCATCCAGCTTAGATCCGTCAGCAGCTACGTCACGCCCATCTAAGAGGCCATTAGTAGTCAGGTTACCTGATATTGCTGGAGCAGTTAAAGTCTTGTTAGTAAGAGTCTGTGAGCCTGTAAGTGTAGCTACAGTAGAGTCAATCGCTAAGGTTACAGCGGTGCCTGAAGCAGTGGAGTCAATACCTGTGCCACCTAAGATACCTAGAGACTCAGAGTCTAGGTCAATGTCAATGCTAGAGGAGCCATCAGTTACATCAAGATCCTGTGCAGTTACCTGTGAGTCTACGTATGCTTTGACTGACTGTTGCGTAGGGACAAGCACAGCACTGTCAGAAGCCATGTTGTCTTCATCAATCCACCCTGTAATACTAGTGGTGCCATCAGACAAAGTTTCAAATACAGTGGTGCCAGTTAATGCAGCATTGTTAGAGTCTGCTTTAGTTGCTGATGCAGTTGCAATGTTATTGAACTCTGAGTCAATCTCAGTGCCCTTGACAATCTTATTAGCGTTACCGGAAGGTAATGAGTCCTTTGCTGCAAAGTTTGTAGTCTTAGTATAGTTACTCATTAAATTGTTCTACCTATGAATGTTTCAATGTTTACATCTTGTATTGAGAAAGATTTGCCGTTAATAGTTGCGTCCAAGCCAATAGCCACTACTCTACCAGAGCCTGTAGCTTTTGATGTTGCTTTGTTTACAACAATAGAAGCATTGTACTGCGAGGTTTCTACGTTGTATTCAGATATGCCATACTCTGCAATAGACGCATCGTCCACTGTTAACAGTTGCTTAGTGTATCCTTCAGTGTAATCGTAGCCCCAGTTTAACAGTAAGGTTGTCCCTTGACCACCTACAATAGTAAATGTTATTTCTTTTAATAGTTTCAGTCTACTGGCATCACCAAAAGATAAGTTGTGTGTGTAATACTTCATAGTATAATTAGAACCATCGTCTAAGAAACCAGAGTATTGATTGATGCCTTTAGAGTTGCCAAAGTAAATTTTGTTATCGTCTGTGGTAGTTCCACACAAGATGCCAGTAAAGGGCCATGTAGTTACCCTGTTACCCCCATTTTCTAACTTACCTCTTAGATCAAAACAAAAAACTATGTTGTTTACTTCAGGAAGTATTAGTAAGTAAAAAGCATCTTCTTCGCTGTAGACTGACTTAATGTTACCTGTTTCTACCGCTACTGCCTGCACTAGATCATCACGTACATTGATAGATACGTTGCCAATAGGATTAGATTTTTCTTGAATAATCCTGCCTAAGCTACGTACACCAGAGCTAGACAAAAATAACAAGTCTGTTCCTGTAGACTGTACACTGTCTCTAGCAATACAACCAATATTTGTAATAATATCAGCAAGTACCATAGAAGATGGTGAACTAGCACCAGAGTACAATAGAATACTACTCTTACCAAAGATAACTAAAAAGTCATTAAACTCTGCTAAGGCTACAATCTCATCATACCCTGTAGGCCACACACTAGTTAAGTCTAATGAGCCTGAAGTACCACCTGTCCAGTGGTGTCCATTTAACAAGTCAGACCAATACAGAGTATATTTGTTGCCTGTAACGTCCCCTGCCCATACACGACCAAAGGCTGCTAAAGCCTCATTAGCCTGCGGTGGCGTACCTGTAGCATGGCTGTGAGAACTATGAGGCTCTAATACATTTGATCCACTATGGTCAGTGTACAAAAGATACTCATGATCTCTTTGAAACAAATAAGCATGATCGTTTAAGTTTACAATCTTCCAGTTGTTAGCATTAACAGTATAGCTAGAAGGAGTAATGTCCGTTAGCGTAGTTGTGCCACTAAAGATTTTATTGTTGCCAGCCGAAAGAACCGTAATGTCACCGCTTTGGTCTACATACTCAAAGACAGACTCAATGCCAATACTAGACCCTAATGGTGTAGCACTAGTTGTTAACTTGTCTAGTCCCTTACGCGCACCAATACGACCAAACTTATCTATTACTACGTTCTCAGCAATAGCAGCAAAGGTTGCGTCCTGATCTACTGGGGAGTCTTGTGTATTAAGTCCCTTGAAACCCGGAGCAGCAATATAAATATGTTCTCTGTTCTGAGCCATTAGGGCACCGTGTAAATAAATTCTTCAGGATTTTTATAAGCATCTAATGCAATAGCATCAGACAAATGCTTATCTGCAATCAAGAAGTAATCCTGTGCTGTAGTACCGCCAGTCTCACCACGCTCCCTAGCTAACAAAGCTACAGCGTTGTGGACAATAGCATTCTTAGGTAACACTGTGGTATCTGCATCTTTAGATAACTCAGCTTCCCTAGCAATCAAATCAAAACGTAAACTAAACACACCTGATGGTTTAGGGTATACTCTTACTTTAGTATCGTTGTTACTGTCAATACCACTAAAGGTATATGAGTCAGGACTACCAGTTACTTCACCAGATATGTAATAAGCATTATTGAACCAGTTAGGTGTTTGATAGCGTATAAAGAAATTAGATGTGTCGTTAATGACACTATATATTTTAACACGTTCTCCAGCATTTGTCAAGCTATATTCTGTAGTATTTTCTACCGTAGGAACTACAACAGTTGTCCGTAGTGCAGACCAGTCGTGTGCGTCTTCTACTATCTGTTTAGCATCATTAACAAAGTCACCTACCATTTTACTGTAGGTGTTCTGTGTCACATTAGACACTTCGTCTTCTCGTAGCCTACGTAGTACCTCGTTGACTATGTTCAAATATGTGGTACTCATCTACCGCCTGCTCCGTATAAGTTCTGCATAACTGCTTCTTGTAATAAGGCATCATCAAACAAGCCTAGTCTTTTTTGTACTTGTTTTCTGTTTAGTGTTGGAAAACTTGTAAGGTTACGTATCTCATTTGCTATTGTTTGAGCATAGTCTTGTTGTGCATACTGAGGAGCTTGATAACCTTGTAAAGGAAGTGTTCTTTCCAATAACTCAGGTGCTTGATATGTTTTTCTGAACTTATAGTCTTCAAAGTCTTTAGGTGTAAAGCCTGTCCCTACGCCTCCACCAGCACCTCCTCCCATACCAGCCAGTAAGCCTATGCCTAGCCCTGCACCTAAGCCAGCCCCTGCACCTTGGCCTCTGCCTTCTCCATATCTGGCTTCGCCAAGAGCTTCCCCTGCTGCTACAGCTTCTTCATACCTAGCTTCCCCTGCCGCTATAGCAGTCTCTAGTGCAGCCTGACCAGCTTTAACAGCTTCATCTACAGCAGCTTTACCCGCAGCTACAGCTTCATCTACTTTAGTATCCCCAGCTTCTATAGCATCATTTAAAGTTTTTTGAGACTGTTCAATTTCTTGCCTCAGCATCCCTTCGTACTTAGTTATAGAGTCAACAAGCTGTTGGTTGCCCTGCTGCACAGCAGCTTCTTTAGCTTCTTGAGCCTCGCTTAGTTTGCCTTGTAGACTTTCTACAGTTCCTTTAAGACCAGTAACTGCTTCACTCAAACTATCAATGTCTGTCTGTAGTGCCTCCGTTACGTCACGCTGCTCCGCTAAGTCTGCTTTTGTAGACTCAAGAGTTTCTGTAAGTTGTTTAGAAGTTTCTGTTGCTGTTTTTCTGTACTCAGTAGCTTCCTGCTCTATCCTAGTTCTTTCCTGCTCTGCTTTAGTTCTTGCTTCAACTTCTTTAGCAGCGTTAGCTTTAGCTTCAGCTTCTCTAGCTTTAGCTTCTGAGGCTTGACGTTCAGCTTCTTGTCTAGCTTCTGTTTCCTTAGCAGCAGTTGCTCTATCAGCGGCTGCTTGTTCCTCTACTCTAGCTCTTGCAGCCTCTGCTTCAGCAGCTTGAGCTTGCGCTTGGCTTGCAGCAGTGCGGTCTTG